GGCAACTATCAAGTGAAAGGTTTGCCGGCACAGAGCAACATCAATGACATACGTGCGTACTTGAAAGAGTACCAAATACAAACAGGCAAGCGTGTGGACTTTGTGATGATTGACTACTTGGACCTGTTGATGCCAGTGAGTGCCAAAGTTTCACCCAATGACCTGTTTGTGAAAGACAAGTATGTGAGTGAAGAACTGCGTAACTTGGCCAAAGAACTGGGATTCTTGATGGTAACAGCTTCGCAGTTGAATCGATCAGCTGTGGAAGAAATTGAATTTGATCACAGTCATATTTCAGGTGGTATATCTAAAATCAACACAGCAGATAACGTGTTTGGTATCTTTACTAGTCGCGCCATGAAAGAGCGTGGCAAGTATCAGATACAGTGTATGAAGTCTCGAAGCTCGACCGGCGTTGGTCAAAAAATTGATTTGGAGTACAATATTGAAACCATGCGCATTACTGATGAAGGCGGAGAAGATGGAGATGCTTATTCGAAGAAACCATCTGTATCCATCATGGACTCAATCAAGGCCCGCAGTCAAGTTAGCCCGGCTAGTGATAACGCAAACACACCTCCATGGGACAGTGCGGAACCAGGCAAAGTCACAGCAGATGTTCAAAGTGCAAAACTAAAACAACTGCTGGGCAAGATCAAAACTGGTTAAGCCGCTGTGGTCACAGCAGTCCAGGTTGTTGCGCCATTGGTGTTGATGTACATTCTGGTGCTGGTTGAGCTGCCATCTGTACGCAGGTATAATGATCCTTGTGCCGCACTCAGCGTTGGCACACCAGAACCAAAGAATACGCCAAGATTAGTAGTACTGGAGAATTTGTAACCTGAACCTGTGGTACCACCTGCAGGCACAGCAGTTCCAGAAAGTATGGTGGCTGCACCCACTGCAGATATTACTGCACTAGACAACAAATTGACACCAGTTACGTTGCCGCCAGTGACGATGTTGCCACCTGTGATGTTGCCTGTGACTGAAACCAATCCACCAGTTAATATATTACCGCCCGTGATGTTGGCTGTACTTGTGATCGTAGAAGTTGCCGAAATCAATCCACCTGTGAGTATGTTTCCACCTGTGACATTGGCAGTGGCACTCATGATGCCGGATGATTTTAAGTTGCCTCCTGCTATGTTGGCAGTGGTTGTGATGTTTGCTGTGAGATTAACGGCACTGACCACATTGCCGCTCAAGCTGAGTCCAGCAGCATTTAAATTGCCACCTGTGATGTTGCCTGTGGCCAAAACAACACCACCAGTTGCTATGTTGCCACCAGTGACGTTGGCTGTAGCCGAAACAAATCCCGAAGTCAACAAATTGCCCACTGTGGTATTGCCCACAAAAGTGTTGCCGGTTGCCACAACACTGCCCACAATATTACCACTAACATACAGATTGCCACTAATGCCAACTCCGCCAGCAACTATCAATGCACCAGACCCACTGCTGCTGCTCACCGCGGTGCTGGCAATGGTCACTGGATTGGTATAATAATTCAGCGGACGATTTAGATCAAAAAAGGTGACAGTGGTACCACCATCTGTGGTCGAAAAATCAAATTGATAGGTGCCAGTTGAGGCCAGAGTAATCACATTGCCACTAATGCCCTGAACTCCTGTTATCCCATTGTTCACCGCAGATGGCAGTGTGATAGTTTGTCCTGAAGTGCCAGTGATTTGTAATCGAACCTTGCCAGCAGTTCCGGCAATGGGCCAAGTATTGGCCACGAATCCCAGGCTTATGTTGCCGGCCATCACAATGCTTTGAAACGGTCCTGCACTGGCATCAAGGGTAATTGCCCCTGATGTGTTGGCAATTTGCACAAGAGTGCCAGATATACCTTGCACTTGAGCATTGTACACCAGATTGTTGCCCAAGTTATTGTCCAATGTAGTGCCAGTCAGTGCAGATTTTAACACAACTTTGGATTGCAAATCATCTATTTCATTCTCTGCGTATTGAAAATTCTGTTTGATGTTGGTAAAATTGTCACGCATGCCTTGGGTGTTGTTTGACACACCGGCTATGGGATAATTACCATCAATGTTGTTGGGATTGATCTGACTGGTCATAAGTGTTCCTTGTATTAGATATTTATTGCAACAGCATTTCCGCTAAATAATCCAAAGGCCCGTGAACAAATGCAGAAAAAAACACGCAGCATCTTAGAAGAACTAGATAGTTTGTACATAGAACGTGATCGTCGTGCGGTCATTGAAACTCGTGCCAGCAATCTAATCGAGAGTGCTATTCGCTTGATGGAACAGATTGATGCAGAATTTTCTGTTGAACAGGCTGAAAATCTACAACGTAAATTACTCAATGCCATACGTCATAGAGATACTGGCAAGTTCTCACGGAGTGTTAGGAGAACCAATGCAGATATTTGAACTTACCTCTAGCAAAAGAAATTTAAAAGAATACGATCCCAGCAGACCCCCACCCAAAAAAGACTATGGCACAGGCGTGGGTCCAGGTGTGCAACCACAAATGACTGGGACTCCCAGAATAAAAGGAGCCCCGCAGGCCGCCGCGACACCAAGGCTGGCAGCACCTGCAACCAATGCAGTGGCTAACACTACTACTGCTCCTGAACTACAAACAATTGATGCACCAGCACAATTGACAGGACCAGCTGCCACAAAACAATTTGGTACGGACACGTCTGATGTAACTGATGTTGTGGCCAAAGAGAAATCAAATACATCTTCTGCACCAACATTGCCAGCGCCTACAGAAACTCCTGCTGTGGATTCAGCAACAGTGCCCTCTGCTAGGCAAGCATCTCAAGGTATACAAAGCTACCAAAATACGGCTGCTATACCAGTGCCACAACCTTCCCCGGCAAGTTCAGTAGACCCTACTCAAAAATCAAAAGTAACTCCCGTGGCAGCAGCTCCCAGCACACCTGGTGTGCAAGGGTCCAGAATGGCTGCCATAGTGGGTTCCTTGGGCAACAAATTGGCAGCACACAATGCCGCATCAGTTGGACTTAGTGTACCTGATACTGGCGACAACAATGCTTACGGTGACCAACGTGCTGCCGCCGCCAAGGCTGCTGGACCACTCATCAGTCAACAGGCCCGCCAAGAACTAGCCAAGTGGAATCAGGCCATGGCCGCAGCATTGCAACAGAACGGCGTGGCTAGCCCTGCAAAATTGCCCACCCCGACCAAACAAGCCTTGGCCCAAAGTCTAATGAATCAAATATACACCAACTTCTTGCAAGGCAAATTAGGCAAAGATTACAAAAAACTTCCAGAATATGTCAATGGCAAAGCCACACAAGAAGCAGCCGCACAAGTGGCCAAATTAAATAATGCCATAAAAGCCATATTGAATTTTAATGCACCCAAAAGTGCTCCGGCTGCTGAATTACAACGTTGGCAAGATCTGTCACAGGCCACCTACGACATGCGATCGTTATTGGAGTTCTACCCCAAAACCATAGAACATGGTGCTGGTAAAAAAATGCCACTTATTACAAGCATTCCTGGCGGAGCATTTAAAATTGGAAATTACCCATTAAACATGCAGGACACCACAGACAAACTGATTGGTAACATTATTAAAGATCAGTTCAAAGATGGCAAACTACCCAACATTTCAATCGGACCTAAAGGCACATACCAAATTGGCAACCATGAACTTAATCTAGCTGCTGGTGCCGAGGCAAAAGCAGTAAAAATTATCAAGCAACAAACTAGTGATTTAAATCAAGTTGCTGCACCTCAGAAGAAACAACAGCAAGCACCAGTTGCGCCTGGACCAGCTGCTCAACAACCATCTGATATAGCACAGGCGCTGATAAAGATGGGGTTCACAGTTCCACAAGCTGCGGCCATGGCAGCCAAAGTTCCACCAGGCACAAGTGAACAAGATGCTATAAAATTAGGACTTGCAGGTAAACTTAACGAATCCTTGATCTGGAGTGGCAATTTTGACCCTAGCCGAACACTATTGAAAAAAATTAGACAACTATGAAAAGCCTACGCATGTTATTAGAAGGTGGCAATGTATTCAAAGATGCAGATGGCCAACCACTCACACAACGTATCAACCAAAGCGATGTACCTGCCACTGTGGCCTGGCTGGAACAGCTCACAGGTTTGCAATTTCCACGCGAGCGTTGGTTGGGCTCAACCGGCAAGGCCGCCACATCTGGTGACATGGACCTGGCTGTGGACGCTGGTGAAATTTCCAAAGATCAATTGGCTGCCAAACTCACACAGTGGATTGCCAGTCACAAACTGCCTCCTGCAGAGTGGATCAAAAAAGGCGGCGAAGTACACCTGCGCACACCCATTCAAGGACGTCCCGAACTGGGCTATGTGCAAACAGACTTCATGTTCTTCCCCAACCTGGACTGGGGCACATTCTACTACAACCAAGGCGCAGGATCAGCCTACAAAGGCATGAACCGTGCTGTGTTGATGTCAAGCATTGCCAAACAACTGGGACTCAAAATAGGCGCCAATGGTGTGTTCAGTAGGACCAGTAATGAATTGTTGACCATGGATCCTGACGAGGCAGCACGTATGATCCTTGGACCCAGTGCCACACGAGCCAATCTCAGCACAGTGGAAACCATATTTGCTGCCTTGACTCGAGACAAAGATCGGGAAGTCAAGATCCGAGACTTCCGTGAGTACTTGACCAAAGAAGGTTTACCACAGCCTGACGCTGTGACAGAAAATACAGACACCTACTTCCTGGCACGCCTACGTGATAGGATTGTGAACCAAGGCATGCAGCCCTTGGTAGAACGCGAAGCAGCCAATCCCTATAGAATCTACGAAGCTGATGAAGGCAATGTGGGCGGCAGAGCCAAGGGCATTGAACACTTGGAAGATTTAATCTTTCGCAAAGGTTCGCGCGGTGCGACAGAAGCATTGAGCATACTTGATCATGCCGCTGTTAGTCCTGGCACTACAACCAGTGTCAAATGGGACGGCATGCCTGCTGTATACTTTGGACGCAAGCCCGACACCGGAGAGTTTGTACTCACAGACGGATCAGGGTTTGAAGCCAAAGGGTATGATGGACTGGCCACTTCGCCAGAAATGATGGCGCAGATACAGCGCACACGTTCGGGTGATAGAAGTGCATTAATTCAGACCTATGCTAGATTGTTCCCTGCATTAGAAGCAGCATTGCCCACAAACTTTCGTGGCTATGTACAAGGCGACTTGTTGTATCAAAATACTCCGCCTTTGGAATCCGGAAACTATGTGTTCAAACCCAACACTGTACAATATCGTATTCCTGCAAAAAGTTCTCTAGGACAGCGCATAGGCAACAGCGAAATTGGAATTGCCATGCACACCATGTACTCAGATGCAGGTGAACCCAAGCAGCCACTGAAACGGGTGAAGTTTAACGATGTTCCGGGCTTGTTGTTGATTGAACCCATATTTGCCAAAGAAATGACTCCTGACATTGAACAAGTCAAACAAATCAAATCTTTGATTGCCAGCCACGGTTCTGCCATTGATACCTTGTTTAATCCTGCAGAACTGCGAGCACAACAGATCACAGATTTAGCAAAACTGTGTGTGGACTACATCAACTACAGAATTAAAAGCAGTGGCAACTTTGACAATTTGCTGCCAGGATTTGGTGAATGGTTACAAACCAAGGTAAGCCCACGTAAATTTGCTAACATTGTGGAATACTTGCAGAGCCCTACTTCAAACACACAAGGCATGGCAGCGGCATTTACCTTGTTTATAATGTTGCATGATTTAAAATTAGGTGTGCTACGCCAGCTGGATTTAAAGGATCCTGGGCACGAGGGCTGGGTCATGGCCACCCCTGCAGGTTATGGCAAAGCGGTAAATAGATTTGACTTTACAGCAAGAAATGCGGCTAGAAATAATCCACAACCGGGGTAATTTTTACCAAAGGTATAAATAAAAGCAGGTCCACCGAGACCACTTAACCCTAAAGGAAATTTATCATGGCACAATTTACAAAAGTAAATGGAACTACACAACCAGTATTTGCACTGGACGTTGCTAATGGCAGTATATCTGGCACAGCCAACGTTGCGGCACAAGGCCCAGTACAAGTTGCTGGTCCAAAACTGGACTTCTTCTCACTCACAGCCAACGCTGCCCTTACCAATGCTGGTAACGTCAACGGTTACTTAAACAATGTGTTGACAGCAATCCAACAAACTGGCACTATTGCTATGTACCAAGCAGGTGCAACAGCTGGCACAATCAACTTGGCTATCTACCCAACAGGTGCTTACACCACAGCTACCTTGGTTGCCGCTGCTCAAACAGCCAATGCCACAGGCGGCTTGAACATTGGTATCCCAACCGGCAACGTTGCTGCTAGTGCAACATTTACTAACCTGTAATCAGTTTAGTTCCAACCAAACCCTGGACGTAAAAAATCCAGGGTTTCTTTTTGGCGTTAAATATGCACATAATGAAAGTCTTGTGCCGTACCCTTTTTGATTGTACCCATACTGGTGTCACAGGACATCTCCGACCACAACAGTTGCCTTTTGTCACAAAAACAGGACTCACAATTGACACGCCTGAACAGTGGAACCGCAGTCGTAATCAACAACGCAACTGGGAAAGCCTATTGCAAATTGTCAGCTTAAGAACACAGCCCATGAATGTTGTACCGCCTACCAAGCACACGGATGGTTGGCACTTTGCGTTTGAAGTAGAAGCAGAAGGGGTTCTCAGCAGTGAGTTTGGCAGCAGTGATCTAGCAGGGCTGGTGGCAGACTGTGAAGCTGTGCCCATGGTCACAGGCCTGGATGAAGCAGAAGCGGTCACCGCCACACTGCATGCTCAAGGAACCAATCAGAACATTTGGTTTACTGCCATAAATACGTCATTGGAGCCTGACCATGGTTGATACTACTGACATTGAAAAGAAAAGCCTCGAAGCCCACGTGGAGTTATGTGCTGAACGTTACCGCATGCTGGAACTCAAGATAGAAACAGTGGAACAAGAAGTTGGTCACGTCAAACACATGGTCACTGAAGTGCATGGCATTGTGCGCAAGATGGGCGAAAAACGCAACGATCAAATCATTACCTGGGGCATAGGCATCATTGGTGTGCTGCTAGGCATCGTGGGGTGGCTGGCCACTCACTATGTAAAAACACTATGACCCGTGATCAAAAATTAGAACGCTTTGCTGAACGCGAGCTCAAGCGTGTGTACACCGAACTCATAATTGATGACGAACAAGGTGGATATGTAGCGTTTGGACGTTATCATGTAAAACCACAATCAGCAGGTTTTGCTGTGTACCACAATGATGATCTGGTGAGCACATTCAGCAGTAAACGAACAGCCATGTCTTGGTGTGTGGCTGATCATTTACAACAGTACAGACTAGCACAAAACATCCGCATACTGGACAACAAAAAACAAACGCTCACTGCTGATATCCATTGCCGACGCGGGCAAGCAGATGGTAGTAGTCGCCCTGAATTCCGTGAAATGGTGCACACCAAACTTGCACCCAAAATTGAGAACCTTACACTGCTGAATCAAGAACTTGAAAAATGTTTAAATTCGGCTAAATATCTACAACTAAGAGGATTTGCCAAATGAAATTAACCGAACTGGCCACACCAAAAAAGAGCCGCCAAGTAGCCCAAGTAT